CGGAAGAGACCGCGTTCGATGTCGACATCATCAACTTCGTGAATGGCGCTTTCGGCACGCTGCATCAGATCGGTGTTGGGCCCGTCGTCGGCTACCAGATCACCTCCAAGCTCAACGATTGGGCTGAGTTCTACACCGACCCCCGCCTGAACGGGGTGAAGACCTACGTCTTCCTTCGTGCCAAGATGGCGTTCGATCCTCCCACCACGGGATTCACACAACAGGCCATGGAGCGCCAGCTGCAGGAGCTGGAGTACCGCTTGAACGTCGTGGCCGACTACGGGTGATAGGTGCTTAGCAACACCGCGACCCCGAAGTACTACGCGGAATTCCGGGAGAAGGTACTCAGCGGACAAATCCCCGTCTGTGAGGAAGTCTCTCTTCAGATGCAGTTGATCGACCAGCTCATCGCTGACCCTGATGTCTACTATGACGACTTGGCCATCGACGGGTTCATCGAATTCTGCGAAGAGGAGATGACCCTCACAGACGGGGGTGACGTCCACTTGCTGGATTCCTTCAAACTCTGGGCGGAGGATCTCCTGTCGTGGTTCATCTTCGTCGAGCGTGAGCGCTGGGACGAGGAGCAGCAACAGTTCGTCATGAAGACCGTCAAGAAGCGACTTCGTGACACTCAATACCTGATCGTTGCACGAGGTGGCGCCAAGTCGATGTACGTGGCGTTCCTTCAAGCGTTCTTCCTCACGGTTGATCGCTCTACGACGCATCAGGTGACTGTTGCGCCTACCATGATCCAGGCCCAAGAGGTCATCACACCCATCAAGACCGCAATCACGCGAGCCAAGGGCCCGCTGTTCTCCTTCTTGACCGACGGATCAGTCAACAACACGACTGGTGCTCGGTCTGGCCGCCAACAACTGGCGTCAACGAAGCGAGGCGTCGAGAACTTCCTGACGAACTCGTACCTCGAAGTCCGCCCGATGAACATCGACAAGGTGCAGGGGCTCCGGTCCAAGTACAACTCGGTGGACGAGTGGCTTTCGGGCGACACGCGCGAGAACGTCATCACGGCGCTCATGCAGGGTGCCACCAAGTTCGAGGACCCCATCCTCGTTGCCATTTCGTCGGAGGGAGTGATCCGAAACGGCGTCGGCGACGACATCAAGATGGAGCTGATTGCGATCCTACGAGGGGAGTCGCACCAACCGAACGTCTCGATCTGGCACTACAAGCTGGACGACGTGAAGGAGGTTGCCAATCCTCGCATGTGGGTCAAGGCCCAGCCGAACATCGGTAAGACGGTTTCGTATGAGACCTACGAAGCCGATGTGAAGAAGGCCAAGCAGTTCCCAGCTGTTCGTAACGAGATCCTCGCGAAGCGTTTCGGTCTTCCGATGGAGGGCTACACGTTCTTCTTCACCTACGAGGAGACTCAGCCGACCTTCGATCGTCTCGTGATCGACCGGTTCGACAAGCTACCGTGTTCTATGGGTGTGGACCTGTCCATGGGTGATGACTTCTGTGCGTTCACCTGGCTCTTCCCGCTCCCGCGCGAGGAATTTGGTCTGAAGTCCCGAAGCTACATCACTCGACGTACTCTCGATCTCCTTCCAGGAGCAAAGAGACTCAAGTATGAAGAGTTCATGGCTGAGGGGTCGCTTATCATCTTCGAGGGCACGGTTCTTGAGATGATGGACGTTTACGACGACCTGTTCCGACACATCGAGGAGCGAGAGTACGACATCCGGACTCTAGGCTTCGACCCGTATAACTCCAAGGCCTTTATGGACCGCTACGAGCGGGAATGGGGGCCCTACGGAATCGAGAAGGTCATCCAGGGTGCTCGAACTGAGTCTGTTCCGTTGGGCGAGATGAAGAAGCTGGCTAATCAGCGTCTCATCAAGTTCGACGAGCGGATTGTTCAGTACACCATGGGTAACGCCGTCACGTGGGAGGACTCAAACGGTAATCGCAAGCTGCACAAGCGGCGCAACGATGAAAAGATCGACAACGTGTCGGCGTGGCTTGACGCACATGTCGCCATGAAGGCACATCCCGACCAGTTCGACTAGGAGGTGAGAGATGGGACGGATTCGGAGGCAAATCACCAAAGAGCTCAAGCACGGGTGGAACGCCTTCCGTGACGCTCCGCAGGACAGTAGTTACGGGGGTGGTTACACCCAGAGCCCTCGGAGCAATCGCAGTCCGGCTCGTTATTTCAGCGATCGGTCGTTCATCGCGTCGATCTACAACCGTTTGGCAGTGGACTTCGCTCTGATCGAGTTCTACCACTGCAAGCTGGATGACAACGAGATCCCCACGGAAACCGTGCGGGATGGCCTGAACCGGTGCTTCACATTGGATTCCAACATCGACCAGAGTGCTCTGGCGATGAAGATCGACTTCGCCATGACGCTCTTCGAGCAAGGAACTGCCTGCGTGGTTCCGATCGACTGCGACATGGATCCGTTGGCATCCGCGAGCTACGACATCAAGGACCTTCGGGTCGGCACGGTGGCCGCCTGGCACGCCCGCAAGATCACGATGATGGTGTACGACGACCGAGAGGTCGACGACGACGGTCAACCAGTCAATGGCGGAATCTCGAAGCAGCTCACCCTGCCGAAGGCCAACGTCATGGTCGTGGAGAACCCGTTCTACACCGTCATGAACGAGCCGAATGGTCTTCTCCAGCGGCTCATCACCAAGCTGTCCATCCTCGACTCCATCGACGAGGCTGCCGGTTCCGGAAAGCTCGACCTGATCCTTCAGTTGCCTTACACCGTTCGCGGTGAGTCCAGGCAGACGCAGGCTCAGAAGCGTCGAGACGATCTGCGAGCTCAGCTGAAGGACGATGAGCTGGGGATCGGCTACATCGACATCTCCGAGAAGGTCATCCAGCTCAACCGACCGATCGAGAACAAGCTACTCGACCAGATCGAGTACCTCATGAACGCGGTGATGGCCGAACTCGGCATCACTCGGGAGATCATGAACGGGACTGCGTCTCGTGACACGATCAACAACTACTACGACCGCACCATCGAGCCGATCGCTCAGGCGTTCGCTCTCGAGGCCAAGCGGAAGTTCCTCACGAAGACTGCAGTCACGCAAAAGCACTCGATCGAGTACTACCGCGACCCGCTCAAGTTGATTCCGATCGACGAGCTGGCCGAGGTGGCGGACAAGCTGATTCGGAACGCGGTTCTGACCGCCAACGAGTTCCGTCCGAAGATCGGGTACCGCCCGTCGAACCAGCCCGGAGCCGACAAGTTGGTCAATCCCAACATGCCAGCCGAGGACCAAGCCGCCCACACCGGACAGCCCGTGAAGGAGGTGACGGATGAGGGACTACCTGGGGGCGATCTTCCGCAAGCCTGAAGACGCCGAACAGCACGGAATCAAGGGAATGAAGTGGGGCATTCGCCGCACTGACGCCCAGCTCCGTTCCGACACGAAGTCACGTCACGCTTCGGGTCAGCCCGTCACCCCCACGGCCAAGGCCAAGGCAACGACGGAGGCCCACAACGCGACGGAGACTTCTTCAGCTCGTTACGCCAGACTGCAGGCTCAGGCCAAGGCAGGAAGAGCGAGCGACATGTCGGAGGCCGACCTCAAGTTCTTCAACGCCCGTACTGAGGCACTCGCCAAGATCAACAAGTTGAACGAGACCAACCCGTCATGGCTGTCGACCACCTCCAAGAAGGTACTTCAGCAGGCGGCGCAGAACACGATGCAGTCAATCGCTGACGGCGTCGCCAAGAAGTACATCAGTGGTCCGATCCTCGACTCCTTGCCGGAGCCGGGAAAGAAATGACCGAAGGAGGTCAAAATGGAACCGGATTTCTCCGGGTACGTCACCAAGTACGGCGTTCGCTGTACTGACGGACGCACCATCCAGAAGGGTGCCTTCAAGCACCAGGACACTCTCAAGGTGCCCCTGGTCTACCAGCACCAGCACAACGACATCAGCCAGGTCCTGGGTTACACCATCCTCTCCGCGCGGGAGGACGGCATCTGGGGCGACTCCTACCTGAACAACTCGGCCAAGGCGCAGGACGCCAGGGCCGCCGTTCAGCACGGAGACCTCACCAACTACTCCATCTGGGCCAAGGACCTCGAGGAGCGGGTGGGGAACGGCGAGGCGCTCGTTCACGACGGCGTGATCCAGGAGACCAGCCTCGTGCTGGCTGGGGCCAACGCCGGTGCGTCGATCTACAACGTGCTGTCTCACGGTGCGCTGGAGGACGACGAGTTCATGATCGTCGGTGGTGAGATCGAGCACGCCGACGGCGAGAAGCCCGCGGAGCAGACGCCCACTCAGCCCGAGCCGCAGCAGCCGGCCGAGCCGAACGCGAAGCCCGAGGACGCGCCGAAGGACCCGGCCGATCAGCCGGATCCCAACGACAAGACCGTCGCGGACGTGCTCGCAACTCTCGACGAGGAGCAGCAGACCGCCGTCAACGCTTTCATCGACGACGTCGTCAAGGAAGCAGTCACCGAGGCCCTCACCGAGGAGCCGCAGCTCACCCACTCCGACTCCTCTCAGAAGGGAAACAAGATGAGCCGCAACGCATTCGACCGCTCCAAGGAGGGCGGCAACACCGCCACCATCGAGCGCCCGTCGCTCAAGCACGACGACGTCCAGGCCGTGCTCGCACGTGCCAAGGGCAACTCGGCTGACGGTGGCACCACCGGTGTTCCGTCGCTGCGCGAGTTCGTCCGGTCGCAGACCGGCAAGGAGCTCATGCACGCCGACGACTACGGCATCCAGAACGTGGAGGTGCTGTTCCCCGACGCCCAGGCGCTGATGCAGCGTCCGACGTTCGTGGACCGCCGCCAGGACTGGGTCAAGAAGTTCCTGGCCGGCACGAGCCACAGCCCGTTCTCGCGGGTCAAGACCACGTA